CAGGCACTTCTGGTATCGAAAAAGCAACTGGAAAAAATTTGATGGGTGAATTATTAGACCATTTTATGGACAGGGATAATTGGCGTTGGGTTGCCCATGAAATTGGTAGAAATGAAAGAATTGAAATAAAAGGTGTAGGTGATGTTGTTGCAAACTTTGATACAGGTAATAGTGCCAGATGTATCATTCATGCAGATGAATGGGATATTAAAGGTAAAGAAGTAATTTGGAAATCATATGGAAAAACCTACAAACATAAATTAGTTAAGATGGGTAAATGGGAAAGGGGAGCTCTCAACGCTCAAGTTATAGAAAGACCCATAGTATCCTTTGATATCCACTTTAATGGAAAATTATATAAAGATGTGATGTTTGCATTGGATGATAGAACTGAAAAAACTACAAAGTGTCTAATGAACCAAGACTTTATGATAAGAGCAAAGGTTATGGTAAACCCTGCCAGAAAATTTGTAGTGACTGAATCATACGAAGATTTTGATATTTTCGATGATGGTAAATCTGAAAAAGAAAGGAAATAGATAATGCTACTTGATGCAATAAGAAAACACGCAGAAGGACACATTGCAAAACATAAAGCAAATGTTCTTGTGTACCTAAACAATCCAGCAGGGATTGGAGAACACTCAGATATTATTGATGCCGTTGAACATGAACTTATGGAAATGGCAAAGTATAATGACCAACTAGAAATGTTGGATATGTATTTCGCAAAAGAAGAACAAACACAATACACCCTTTTCTCTTGACATTTCCCCCTAATGGTGGTATATTTACATAATGAAGTTTTACACACATATCGCCCAATGGGGTAATCAATTACTTGTTCGTGCTGTAGAGAATGGGGTTCGTAGTAACTACAAAGTTAAATACGAACCCACTCTCTATGTGCCTGTTCAAAAAGAAACAGGTTGGAAAACATTGGAAGGCAATAATGTTGCCCCAATGAAATTCCTCACAATCAAAGAAGCAAAAGAATTCGCAGAACAATACGAAAGTCAACCTCACCTTGTTCATGGTTTGACAGGTTTCCCCTACACTTACATTTCAGAAACTTACCCTAATCAGATTCAGTTTGATAGTTCGCAAATGCGTATTGTCACTATTGATATTGAGGTGGAGTGTGAGAATGGTTTTCCAAATGCCGATAAGGCACTTGAACCAATGCTTGCAATTACAATCAAGAACCATGACACTGGACGTATCAAGGTTTGGGGATTACATGATTACAAAAACACAAGAGAAGATGTTCAATACATTCAGTGTCAAACTGAACGTGAACTTCTAGCACAGTTTCTTGCTTGGTGGGAAAGTGACCATCCAGACATAATCACTGGTTGGAACACAGAGTTCTTTGATATTCCCTATATCTGTAACCGTATCAAATCGGTAATGGGTGAGGATGCAATGAAACGTCTATCGCCTTGGGGTGTTGTCAACTCTCGCATGGTGAATTCTGGTTATGGTAAGAAAGATCAAGTGTATGATATTCTTGGTGTTGAAGAAGTTGACTATCTACAACTCTACAAGAAGTTTACATATACTGGACAAGAATCCTATCGCCTCGATCACATTGCATTTGTTGAACTTGGCGAACGTAAGGATGAAAACCCATATGAGACATTTCGTGATTGGTATACAAAAGACTATCAGTCGTTCCTAGACTATAATATTCAAGACGTTGAACTTGTCGATAGACTTGATGACAAGATGAAACTTATCGACCTCATTCTGACCATGACGTATGAGGCAAAGGTAAATATCTCTGATTCATTTACATCAGTTAAGTATTGGGATGTTCTGATTTACAATCATCTGCTTAAACGTAAGATTGTTATCCCACAAAAGATGGGGCATAAAACTAAGGGTGAAAAGTATGTTGGTGCATATGTGAAAGAACCACAAGTGGGGCAACACAAATGGGTTATGTCTTTCGACTTGAACTCTCTGTATCCACACTTGATTATGCAATACAACATCTCACCAGAAACTTTGATGACACAAGTTGCAGATGGTATTGATGTTGATTATATGCTCGCCACAAAGAAACTACCACACATTGATAACGTAACTATGACACCTAACGGTGCAATGTTCTCAAAACAACATCAAGGGTTTCTGCCTGAGATGATGCAGAGTATGTACAATGATAGAACCATCTATAAGAAAAAGATGCTTGAGGCAAAACAGAAATATGAGGATACGAAGGACGCTAAATACTTAAAAGATGTTTCTCGTTTCCACAATATTCAGATGGCGAGAAAGATTTCACTGAACTCTGCTTATGGTGCGATTGGTAATGAGTGGTTTCGGTATTATGATTTGAGAATTGCAGAAGGTATTACAACGTCTGGGCAACTATCCATTCGCTGGATTGAGAAGTCTCTGAACTTGTATCTAAACAAACTTCTGAAAACTACAGGAGAAGATTATGTCATTGCAAGTGATACGGATTCGGTTTACATTACTTTTGACAAACTGGTTAATAGCGTGCTTGAAAAGAGAAAAGATGAATCGGAGGATAGTTATCGTAGCAGGGCCGTTGACTTCCTTGATCGAGTTGCTCAAGAGAAGATTGAACCTTTTATTGATAAAAGTTATCAGGCTCTTGCTTCGTATGTAAACGCATATGAACAGAAGATGCAGATGGCACGAGAAGTGATTGCAGACAAGGGTATCTGGACTGCAAAGAAAAGATACATTCTTAATGCGTGGGATGTGGAAGGTGTTCGTTATCAGACTCCACAACTCAAGATTATGGGTATTGAGGCAGTCAAGTCATCTACGCCTGCACCTTGTCGTGATAAGATTAAAGAGGCACTAAAGATTATCATGTCTGGAACAGAGAAAGATGTGAACAACTTCATTCAAGAGTTTCGTGAAGAGTTTATGAAACTGCCTCCAGAAGAGATTGCGTTTCCTCGTTCTGTGAACGGTATCGACAAGTGGAGTGATAGTTCTGGTATTTTCAAGAAGGGTTCTCCAATGCATATCAAAGGAGTTATTCTTTATAATCACTTTGTTCGCAAACAAAAACTAACAAACAAATATCCACTCATCCAAGAAGGCGAGAAGATTAAGTTTCTGAATATGAGAACACCAAACCATATGCAATCTGGTGTTATCTCTTTCATAACAAAACTTCCAAAAGAACTTGACATTCACAAGTATTTGGATTATGATATGCAGTTCGATAAAGCATTCGTTGAACCTCTGACATTTATCTGTAACCAGATTGGTTGGAAGATTGATCGTTCTTATGGAACACAAACAACACTTGAGGATTTCTTTACATGATACTAGAACGAGATGATGCGATATATGCCGCTACAAAGTTGATGAACTACTTCAAAGACTTTGGACGGATTGACGATTACTTTCGTGCTAGAAAGATTGAACGTGTACGAAACATTCCGACTCCTTTGCCAGGCATGGGTTTGGAAGATGATATGTTTCAGAATTATGATATGCATCCAGAAGATATGGACTTTAAAGTGATGCAAATCAACAACAAGACTTTTGATGCAATGATTGAAAAGGTTGCATCATTCAGTCCAGATGAGAATCCAGGCAAGACTTTGAAACTGGTTGTTATGGAAACAAACACTAATACAGTAGTTGGTTTCATTCGCTTTGGTTCTCCATTGATTAACTCTAAACCTCGTAATGATTACTTGGGTGGTGTGCCTGATTTGGATATCTTCAACAAACGTGCTATCATGGGTTTCAATATTGTTCCAGTGCAACCATTTGGTTACAACTATCTTGGTGGTAAACTGATGGCGGCAATCTGTTGTTCTCATGCAAGTCGTAGAATGTTAAACGAAAAGTATGGTACAGAGTTTTGTTTGTTTGAGACAACATCTCTCTATGGCAACATCAAAGGTGCTTCCATGTATGATGGAATGAAACCATATCTGAGATATAAGGGTGATACTCAATCTAAGTTTCTATTGACACTTGGTGAAGATATCTATCCAGAACTAAAAAATTGGTTTACAGAAAAGAATGGTGGAGAAGAACTAATACACAGGGGTGCTTCTTCACGCAAACTCAAGATGCAGACAAAGATGGTTGGACTTGTAAAACAAAGTCTTGCAAAACATGACAAGAAAGCATATGACTTGTTCTCAAAAGAAATTGAGAAGGCAAGTGATGTAACAACACAAAAGAGATTCTACATGGGTGAGTATGGATATTCAAATGTAAGAGATGTTCTTTTGGGTAAAACAAATGTCTTGACAAAAGCAGAAAATTATGATAAATTTGAACTTGAAAATGTAATTGCGTGGTGGAAAAAGAATGCCACCAAACGATATAATAAAATGATTGCAGAGGGCAAAGTTCGTACAGAACTAGAAGTCTGGAATAAAGATACCATGAATAAGATTGATATTATACGATGAACATTACTATTGCAAGATTAAGATCAAATGTGAAATACAACGGGCCTTTAGAAACTGTCTTGGATAGTTTCTTTGAGAACTATGTAAAATGGATGCGGGCGAACCCACAACACAAGTATGACACATATAATGTTTCTTTCAGTCAGAGCAGACCAGAAAGAACACCAGAGACAATCAAGTGGGCAGATGTGATTGTCATTCCATCCGATTCAGAGTTTCGTTATCATGGCGAACTTCAAATGAATCCAAAAGACTTGGCAAAGTCTGAAAGTCATATGGAAACTATTCGCCCATACTTTGAAGGTAAGACAGTAATCATGTGGAGAAGTGATAGAGGGGATACTGAAGAACTCTATCGTAACAATACTTTTAAGGGGGTGAATCTCAAATCATTCCACACGATTGATGAAATTGATTTCTCTGGTAACATACATGGAATGAAGTATCACTTTATTCAAACATTGAAGAACCCACTTGCTGATATGATGGGAACAGAGAAAACCATAGACTTTGGTTATTGGGGCAGAATGAAACACGGTAACGATAGAGAAAAGACTATTCGTAAAATCTATCGTTCAGAATTATCTACTGTAATGGTTGGTGGATTTCCATCTGGTGTTAAACGACAATCTGCTTGGATTAAGGATTGGAAGGAACTCTATCCACTACTAGAACCCGCTAGATGCACGTTGTGTTTTAACTGGTTAGACCAGACTGCAACGACCAGTAGATACCCAGAAGCACTTTCAATTGGCATGATACCTTTTGTTTGGCAGGACTATGACAGTAATAACACATATATGATTGATGATTGGCAGCGAATCACCTCACCAGAAGAGTTTGTTGAAAAGGCACTTTTACTCAGAAATCAAGATTTCTTTGAAAAAAAATTAGAAGAATTTCGTGCCAACTACTCTAAGGTGTTGTTATCACAAGAAAAATACTTTGAACTTTTTTCAGAAAAAATGAATTTATCACTTGACTTGTTATGATAACGGTGGTATATTATATAAGTAAGATGAATTGAAAGAGAAAGTTTTGTGATGATACCAAAGATTTTAGAGAACATTGCCGAAACAATTCGTAAGGAAAAAATTTCAATCAGCGAATCAGTAGAAGGTGAGGGCCGAGGCGGAAGTCTTAAAGATGAAGGCACCATCATTCGTTTTTTACAAAATGATCCTATTCTTGGTGGATATATTCTATCAGAAAAAGCAAGAAAATTTGGTGACATGACTGTGTTAGATTATGATGGTGTAACTCAATATGTAGTTAATATCAAAACTTCTATTGGTGGAACTGACAATGCAACAAGTAAGATTGGTTTTCTGTATGCTCTTACGGATATGGAGCCTGAGGAGATGCCTGGAAACATGGATTGGTGCAAATTTATGGAGTTGATAAAGGAACGCAAAGCAGATATTCCTACCAAAGATTACTGGTTTCTTTGTGTTGATAAAAACGATTCTAGTAATGTAATCATTCGGGGTACGAAGCAGATTAACTGTTGGTATGAAAATCCTAATCCAAACAATATGCTTCAAATTTCATGGAAGAAGGAAAAGACGTTAGAACCTGTTGAACGGACATATGATGAAGCGTATGAAGTTCTTGTTGGTGGTATTAAACGCTGTTTACAAAAGGGATATGATAGATTGCCTTTGGAGCTTCGCCCAGTATGAAACTTTACAATGCCTCATGTTTTGATATATTCCCCAAACTAGATGACAATTCAGTTGACATGGTTTGTGTTGATCCGCCTTATGGAACAACAACCATTCAATGGGATAATGTGCTTGACTTTGATCAGATGTGGAAAGAACTTAATAGGATTGTAAAACCTAAAGGTAATATTCTTATTTTTGGTTCTCAACCATTTTCTTCTTTTGTTATTACATCAAATATAAAACAATTCAGATATGAATTAATATGGAATAAAAATAAATGTGGTTCTCCAGGCCTTGCAAAGATAAGACCACAAAAAGTGCATGAAAATATAATGGTATTTTCACAAGAAAGTGGATGTACCTATAATCCAATCATGGAAGTTGGTGCCGCATACGAAAGAAACTCTAAAGACCCAGAGGGTTATGGTTCTGGTAAAAATACACATGGTTATGGATTTGGTAATAAAAAAATGATGTCTAGTAAAAATACTGGAACGAGATATCCAAAAAGCATTTTACACGCATCAAGAAACTTTTCTGCACAACAGACAGTTCATCCTACACAGAAACCAACCAACCTTCTTAATTGGTTAATTATGACATATAGTAATGAGGGGGATACTGTAATGGACTTTACGATGGGTAGTGGTTCGTGTGGAGTCAGTGCTAAACTAACAGGAAGAGAATTTATTGGTATGGAACTAGAAAAAGAATATTACGACATTGCTGTTAAAAGAATTAATGAAGTTGGTTTTTTACAAACAGGAAGCGTAACACCGTCAGACCATCAACTAACAACTCAAATTTCAAAAGATATGAAAACACTATGATAATCTTATGATAGACACAATCTATATTCCTACACTTGGGAGAAGTGATAAGCAAATAACATTTGATAACATGACTCCCAATGCACAAGCGATAACTACACTCGTGGTGCAACCAAAAGAGGCACACCTATATCCAAATTACCCCATAGTCATTCTACCAGAGAATGATTGTGGGATCACTGCAACTCGCAAGTGGATTTGGGAGCAGGGAAAGAACCAGAGATACATGGTTTTTGATGATGACTGCCGCCTTGCAGTGCGCCGTCCATGGCATGATGGCGAAAAGACTAAACGAATTATGACTGATGATGATTGGAAACATATGTTAGAAACAATATCTCAGTGGATGGATTCTGGTATTGCTTGGGGTGGTTGCAGAACTGGTGGACTACCGCCTGCCGGTAGAGAATACATAGACAATACTGGAACTGCTGAGGTATTCTTTTTTGATGGAAAACAATTACCAGAAGCAGATGAATTAGATTGGGAGTTATCAACAGCAGAAGATATATCACTCAGTCTACAACTTTTATCAAAAGGTTATTCTAATAGAGTATGGGATAGATTTGTTTATCTTTCAGATTTTGTTGGAACAGAAGGTGGATGCGCTACTTGGAGAACCCTAGATATTATTAACAACAACCATGCAAAACTTATTGACAAATTTCCAGAGTATGTATCATACAATGGTGAGAAGGAAATGATGGGTGGTATCTTTAAGAAGATTAAAATCCAATACAAGAAAGCGTATAACGACAGTCAAAAAAGTAAAGCATCACTAGAGGAATTTATGTAATGAAAGAAGGAACAATCGTAACACTTGTTATGAATAATGGGGCAGAAATTATCGGTAGGTTTGTTGCCGAAGATTTCACAACAATCACACTGTATAAACCAAGAATGGTTCAGGCATCTCAACAGGGAGTAGGTTTGCTAAACGGTATCTGTATGACAGGAACAGAACCAAATGCTGATTTCGTCTTTAATAAGACAGGAGTTATGTTTATAATTGAAACTATGAAAGAACTTGCTGCTGGTTGGACACAGCAAACGAGTGGCATTGCAGTTCCACAACAAGGTGGCATTATAAAGTAATGAATAAGTTCATTCAAGTATATGATAATGTAATTGATGAGTCGTTTGCAAAACAACTTATTGCGATGTTTGAGGAATCGCCAGAACACCATGAAGAAGTTGTTCTAGAAGGACATCGTTCTTTTACACAGGTGACATTACAGACT